CCTGTCCATACCGTCTTGTATCGGTTTGAAAAAGAACGGGTAGTTAATTGACATTGGCACCACCTTGTCGGTGAACATCTTCTTAGCATCAGCTCCAGACTTGGATAATATACCATATCTAGAGTCAGAAGATATCGTTGCTTGATTAACCAGTTCTGATGACGCCATAAATGAAAAACCAGAGCGTCTGTTTTTGAGGTAGCACATTCCATAACAACGTTGGTCTGCTTTGCAAGCTTCCCAGAAAATGAAGAATAATCTATTTGACTCTCTGTAGTCAGCGGCCCCAACGTCAATTTTAGACCACTGCAAGTACATGTAATGAGTACCAGTAATGTAAGTAGGAACACCTTTGTTATAAAACCAAAAACCTTCATCGCGCCTTTTAAACTCTGTATCAATGTAATCATACCACTGCTCTTTAAAGTTAGATGGGTAACGATCCCAATCAAATACACTTTTTATTTTAGATAAAGCTTTAGGGCATTCTTTTTTAACCCAAACTTGATTTTCTATATTGTCAGAAGAACTATAAACGTTATCTGAGACTAAAGGCAAAGCTATTCTTAGACCTTGTATTTCAATAATGTCACCCACGGTTCCATCTCTACTTATAATTATAATATCGTTTTCAATATCATAACCATACTCCCATTTTTTATACCTATTGTTTTTCTTTAAAATGCTAGGTTTTATATGGTCTTTTATTACTTTTACTAAAGACTGCTCGTACATTACTTTGATCTACCTTCAGCAAAACCTTTAAAACTTTTTTCTTTGGTTTCTCCAGTTTTATCTTCAAGCATTGTTTTTTCTTCTTCTATTCTAGCTAGTATTTCAAATGCGTCAAATATAGCAAGCTTTTTTGTTGCGGCTGCGTTTTTAAGTCTATCTGCAGAAACATCATCTTCCGTGTTGGTAATGATTTTTTCTTCAGCAACCTTAATTAACTCTTTAACTGCTTTCTGCCCAGCTTGGATTATATTCTTCCTCGTTTCCTTTGAACTCATATTTAACTAAAATATCATTTGATTGCATACAATATAGTCTTTGTTTATCTATAATAAACTCAAACTCCCTATTAGATTTAAAACCAACTAAATCACCCTCATGTATACCAAGTGACTCTAGTGTTTTATTACCTATTTTTACTATACCTTTGTTTTTTTGTTCTGGTTCTAAAGACCATTCATCTTTATTTTTAATTGGAATGATAAAACATCTTTCACCTACAGATGTCCACTTAACCATGCGTTTATATAAATATATTTGATCATACTGACAAAAATACTTATTATCATCAAACGTTTTACTACTGTCAACAGCTTTACCTTTTAAGTTGTAATATCTTCTAAATACATTGTGATGTATAATAACTTCATCACCTTCTTGTATAGGTGTATCAAAAGCAGTTGGTGTAGTAAGTACAACAGCTTTTCTGTTTATAAGCTTAAAGTTTTCTATACTAGAATTAACTATAAGTTTATCACCTTCTATATCAATTTCATTATTATACCTTTTTCCATTTGGCACAACTATAAAATCAAAAACACTTCTCATTAATATTCTAAATCATATTCAACGGATATAGCCATGTTAGAATTAAACTTCTTCCATGGCAATACTTCGCTGTTTTTCTTTATGAATATGTTATAAGAAGCATCATCGTCTTCAAACAGAATATGCGATATCTCATGCCCACCATATACCTGCTGGCCCAAAGCATAGTGCATAGCATCATTCTTATAATCAGAACCAATACTGATTTTTCTTATAACAGTACTCATTACTCTTCTGATTTAACAACAGCTAAACCTTCGCCGTCTTCTTTTTCTATTTCAGTATAACTACCATCTTCGAGATTAATATTTACAGAACCATACTTTGTTTCAAGTTCTTTTTTAGTCTCTTCGATAGATTCGTTAATACCAGCAATTTTATGAAGCATGGCATGCTTACTAGCCTCTAATTGACCTATTTGATTTACTACTTGACCTAACTCTGTTTGTTGATCTTTAATTGTTTTAAGCTCTTCAGCTGTAACTTTATTTTCCATTTGATTTAATTTAAATTATTCACTTATTTATTATTACTCGATTTCTTTGCTTTTTCCCAAGTCCGACCCACAAAATAAGCGCCATACACTGTTATTAATAGTGACTGAAATATTGGGATATATTCTTCAGCTACTTTAAACCCACCAATGTTACCATCGAAAAATGCTAATGCCGTAAATATAACAGTAAGATATATTAACACTAACGGGCGTATATTCTTTGATAAAAATGAATCTGATTGCATGTCAAGTTTCCAGCGCTCTGTAATTTGTGTTTGCGCATCTTGATCTGCTTTTTCCAATAACTCTTGTATCTTTTGTTTAGCGGCTAGCCTTTCTTCATCTGTAGTTGTAAGTTTGTCTATTACATTACCTACGTCTTTAATTAACCCACCAGTTAAAAGACTTAAAAGTTTTTTCATTTACTCAAATAACTTTTTAACAGCACGCCCAAGCATTGTTCCATCTTGATTTAAATCACTAAATACAGTGTCACCATCTTTATCTGAATCGTACAAAAATCTACCCTGATCATAACCAGGAGAATTTGAATCCAATATAGGTTGTTTAAATGAGCTTTTGGCTTGAGGATTTGATGGTGGAAAAAAGTTAGCACCAGCTTTCTTTTTACGCATTTCTGCTTTCTCTTCAGCAGTAGCTGGTCTAGCCCCTGTGTTTTGTAAAGCTGAACCTTCATTATCCATTTTATATGGAGACATTTCACCTACACCACGATTGTCACTTGGTATTTCTGTTAATAGATCTTTTTTCTCTTGTATTTCTTGTTTTTTATCTAGCTTTTTAGCTTTAGCTTCTTCTACTTTTTTAGTTTCTTCTTGGTAAGCTACGGAACCTTCCATCATGATTCCAGAAGTTTTTCCTTTATGATCCTTCAATTGCACACATGAAGAACTTTTCTTTTTAATAGGATTATTATAAGCCATTTTTTTTATTATTTATTTTTCAAATTGTTGTAAATATTTTTGTAGCTCAGAACCATAAGTTAATTCTAATCTAGGATCTTTACCTCTTTTCTTTAATTTACGATACTTTTCTTGGTCAATTGTTTTACCTTTAGCATCAAAATATTTTTCAGTTATACCATAAAGATCTGTAGGGTCAGCCGAATAATAGCGTCCTCCGTATCTCTCTTCAGCTAATTGTGTGTCATCAAAAAGATTTGTTCCAAAACGACCTAGCCCAGGTTGATCTGGAGTTCCTTGTATGTATCGAACTTGTTCACCTTCTTCAAACTGTTCACCAGGAAAAAAGTCTTTCATTCTTACTTGTTTACTAGCAAACTGATCTTTATTAAAATAACTAGCCCGCTTTAAAGCTAAATTTGCTTCTTCCGCAGCTTTATTTCTAGCGTACTCAGGTGTTTTTCCTCTTGATAAATAATTAGTGTATGTTTTAGAAAACATATCACCAGCGTTTTCTAAAGCCGCAGTTCTAGCCGCAGCAAGCTCGCTATTAAGAGTTTCAAACGCAGACATTGAAGCTTGTTGCTCTTGAGCTTCAGTAGCATCACCAATAGTAAATTGTTTAGACATAGCTTTGTTTTCTTGCTCAAGCTCAAACTTCTGCTTTTCTTGTTTAATTTTAGCTTCATTAGCTATATCAATAGATTCATTAATATTTTGAGTTTTTAAATTTTCTTTTGCTTGCAGCTGTAATGCTTTTTTATCTTGAGCGGCTCTTTTTTCTGGAGACAAAGCCATATAAGCAGCTTTGCTTTCTGGAGTTGATTCTAAATAATTTGTGCCAGTAACATGCTCTTGCTTTTCTACTGTGCTTGGATCAAATTTAGCTGTAGTGCTGCCTTGAAATGTAGATCTTGTTCCTCCAGGTAGTACGTCAGAAAAAGTACCAGCACTAGCGCTATCACCTGCATGACTATGGCCGCCTTCTGCAGTGTGTGGATCTGTATCTTTAAAAGGGCTTGTTTTTTTAAGTAGACTATTTCTTTTCTGGAAATTTAATCCGCGATTCATTCGTTCTACTATACTTGGTTTGTATGCCATAATTATATTTTTATGCGTTTCTATATGCTTCAGCTTCCCACGCTAAATTCTTATCACCTTCTTTTATACTTGATCTTGGTATTACTTTATCTTTCCAATAAACGTTTTCATCGTCGTAGTCAAGATCACCACGTCTCATTTGTGCAATGTGTACTTTTTCGTGAGCAATAACTTCATCTATTTTATCTGGTCCTACCTTATCATTTATAATAATAGTACCATTGTTGTTAGCTTTACCTAACACCCCATCTTCCATATCAACGTGATACACTGGAGTATTGTCTATTGGAAACGGAGGTGATATTTTAAATGCCATTAGTTTCTGTATGGGAATTTTTCGTTAAACCACTCTTGTCTGTTATTACAACCACAGTTTATGTTTAGACCTTCAGCCATTTTATCAACTACTGTTTTAATACCAGTAGCTTTAGTAAACCTAGCTATGTCGTCGCCTAAACCTTTTGATTTCATTATTTATAACAATGAGCTGCAGCTGGTGATCCATGATGTTCTTTGTCATACTTCATATCACCTGCTAATTTAGATATATGTTTTTCGTCTGCAGTCATATTATCATCACTATGGCCATGTTTAGCATCATAGTTGATATCTTCTTTTAGATAATGAATATGAGCGCCATCGTCAGCAACTGATGCTCTGTAGTTTTTCTTTGTCACTGGAGTTTTACAGCATCTTGCATTGCCAGTATACTCACCATAATGTCCTTTTTCCATAATTACCATTTTACTTTGTCAGCCCAGTAAGCAGCAGACATTTTACCTTTTTTAATATTTTTTGCATGACGAGCCTTAAAGCTAGCACGTCTTGCTTTTGATTTTGAATCTTGCTTTTTACCAGCAGTACTTACACCTTGTTGGCCAAACCTAATTATTTTTTCTTTACCATTTTCACAAGCCTTAACAATATGTGATTTAGTCTTGTGCCCTGGTGTTTTTCTAGGCTTGTTACACTTTAAGGTTTTTTTGTTTACCTCAGGCACCTTGAGCTGTTTTAGTTATAGGTCCTGGCGTGTATTTACATTTCGCCATTTTAAGTTTGTACCCAGTTATACCAGAGCTACTACCAACACCCATTGGAAAACCGCTAGTATCTAGTGGCCCGTCCCAAACATGAGACTCTCCTACTTGCCCTTCAAGTGTTGGCTTACCTAATAACTTGCTTATTTTATTATCCATAATTATTTATTTTAGTTGTTTATATAGACCTGGATTTTCAGAGTGGCCACCAGGTCCAAATGCTTCCTCTTGAGCTTTACTCATTTGAAACGCCGCTCCAACAGAAGCCTGTCTCATTGTTGGGTTACCAAAAGCAGCTTCGGCCATACCCATTGTTTGTTGATTAAATACAGGCTGAGCCGTACCCATCATATTTGCTTGCGCTGGCACATCATAACTAAAAGCTTGAGGTTGCCCCATTTGTTGGCCAGGAACAAAACCTAGCGGTGATTTTTCATTCATATCTAAAGGTGTTTCGGGTAAGTTCACGGGGGCTCCAACAGCTGCTAGTTCGTTATCAATCATAGCCGGCGCTGCGTTTCTATCAGCAAGAACACCGGGCGTAAAATTTCTTAAAAACTCTTCTGCTTGGGAGTCTAAAGCCGGAATGCTAGTGGGCTGAAATGCTTCTAATTTAGTACTAGCGTCTATTGATGTGCTTTCTAGTTTTTCTTTTTGAATTTCTTTATCTAAATTACTTTTTGGTTCTTGCCCTTTTTCTTCAGCCATTTTATCCATGGCTTTTTGCTTTAATGCATTTCCTATTTTGTCCATACCAGCCTGCACACCAGCCCCAAGTATCTCGGCGCTACGATCAATAATCATAGCAGGGTTTCTATAGCTTCCGCCACTTTGTATAGCTGGCATGACTATTCTGTTTGGAGAACTTGGAAGTTTTCCTGGTAATTTAAACTTTCCCATATTATCTGTTTTTATCTTTGTTGACTTTATTAATAGCAAATGATAAAACCTTATCACTATAGGTTTTACCTTTCATTATGCTATTACGTCTGGTGCTAGTAGGTATATCTTCTTCACCTAGCATAATTCTATACATGCGTGATATTAACTGTTTACCTTTAAATGATACTTTGTATATATTGTACTTCTGTGTAGTTCTATTATACTTTCTCCAAATTGTAATCCAGTCATTTTTTAAAAGCTTGTTCCAACGTCGGTTATCCCAACTAAAGGAATACGTACCGTCTTCAAAATCTTTACGTGTAAACATATCCATGCAATCTAGATATATTAATAATTCTAGCTCTGCATCGTTAAGATTATTGTTTTTACAAGCCCACTTACGTATTATACGATAGTGTTTAAGAAGATTTAAATCCCTAATGTCACTAGCGTCTAATTTCATAATACAACAACTACATCAGTATCTTTTATAACGTAAAAAACATTTTTATCAACCTCAAGTCTATTGCTTGAATGTTTATCATAAAATATTCTGTTACCTTTTTTAACACCTCTAACATCATCGCCACAATGAAGCACAGTTGCTTCTTTATAACGAATATCAAATCGTTGTTTACCAGTTAACATAAGACCGCCATCTGTTTTTTTAATGGTATCTTCTTTTTTATTTTCTATAATTATATTTCTACCTATCGCTTTCATACTCAACTCTTAAATTATTGATTACACAATCTGTAGATAATATAGTGGTAGCCACTGAAGCCGCGTGTTTGAGTGCGCTTTTAGTTACAAGCAATGGATCGATAATGCCTTTATCAACCATGTTTACGATATCACCTGTAATTACATTAACACCCATACCTTCTTCGGGCGTACCAACCTCTTCCAGTCCAGCGTTATTTAGTATAGTCTTAAACGGTGCTTTAATAGCTTCTAGCAATATCTTTTCACCAGCTGTTTTTGCTTTGGTTTTTTTAGATGCGTCAAGCAAAGCTATACCACCTCCTGACACTATACCTTCCTTTACCGCGGCTTTAGTAGCACAGATAGCATCTTCAACTCTATCTGATTTTTCTTTTAATTCGATTCCTGAATTAGCACCTACTTTAACAACTGCAACCTTACCTGATAATCTAGCTAAACGCTTTTCAAGACGTATAACTTCACCCGGCGCTTTAGCTTTAGTTATTAAATTTTTTACTGAACTAATTAATTTTTTTATTTCTTTAGTAGACGTGTCTACTTGCAATATAGTTTCTGTGTCATTAGTTATACTTTTATCACAAGTACCTAAAAAGTCTGGGTTAATAACATCTAAATCATCTCCAAGATCTTCATTGACTACAGTGGCGCCAGTAAGTAAAGCTAAATCAGAAAGTGTATCTTTTTTATTTATACCGTATGTAGGCGCGTTAATAACATTTACTTTTATATTACCTTTTACTTTGTTCATAGCAAGTGTTGCTAACACTTCTGTTTCTAAATCACCTACCACAAGTAAAGCTTTTTTGTTTTTAATTACATACTCTAGCACTGACTGTATTTTACGCACAGATTCTACAGGTGACTCTAGTAGTAATATTAATGGATTGTCAAGCTCAGCTACTCGTTTATCTTTGCTTGTTATAAAATGAGAGTTAGTTAAACCTTTATCGTACTGAACACCGTCAACTAATTCAAGCTCTGTAGTATCTTCGGTTGTTGGCTCCATCACAACAACGCCATTTTCACCAGCAGCTTTAAATGCTTCCCCAATTATTTTACCTAGATCTTTATCGTTGTTACAACTAATAGTAGCAACATCATCAAGCATAGTACCTTCAACTGGTATTGCTTTTCTTTCTAGGTATTTAATAACATTATCGACAGCCTTACTTATACCTTCTTTAATGTTACGGGTGTTATCTTTATCTAAATTTTTGTAAGCCTCTGTTAAGATTGAGTGCGCTAGTACCGTAGCCGTTGTTGTTCCATCGCCAGCTTCTTGGACGGTTTTTCTAGCTGCTTCTTTTAAAAGCGTTGCACCCATATTTTCAACTGGGTCTCTTAGTGTAATACTGTTTGCAACAGTTACACCATCTTTTGTAATTACAGGTTTACCTTGATCATCTTCTAAGATAACACATTGGCCGCTAGCTCCGAGTGTGGAGCTAACAGCTTTTGTGAGTTTTTCTATACCTTTAAACACCTTGTTCTTTGCGTCTTCCCCAAAGTTAAGGTTTTTGACAATTTTGTCTGACATAATTTAATTAAATTTAATTTGATTGTATAATATTATTCAAAGGTTTTTACCACCTTAGGACCTTTTACAAATTCAAGCTTTTTGGTATAATGTTCAATACTACCATCAATTGCAGCCTCAGCACTTTCAAGAGTTTCTCTACGAGTTACATCTTGCCATTTATCTTCTTGATCTTTATATTCGGTTTGATAATATCCATTTGGTAGTTGTACTATTCGCCAATTTTTTTTATCAGCTATATGCTTCCAAAAGTTTATTTGGTTTTCGGATATTTGTGGTTGACTACTCCACGTGTGAGTCTTGTAATATAGTGTCATTGGTTTTGGTTTATATTAGTTTATTTGGTTGCTCTTGCCCGAGCAGGGTATACTTTATATATCACTTATTTTTAGTGATTTTTACCAAGGCACGTCTTTCGCTTCGCTAGTAGGTGTTATTTGTTCTTCAATCATAGAATCTACATGATCTCCTATGTTTGCTAAACTGCCGTCTGCATTTAGCCATTCTTCGACCTGCGATTTTGTTAAATCATCAAAAGATGTAAAATCTTCAGGATCTGGTTCACCAACAACAGATGTTCCAATAGCCTCTGCGGTGTAAGCATTACCATCAGGGTCTGTTTGATCTGATGTTGCAGTGTAAGTCCAATGTATATTATACACTACATCTGAAAGAGAATCTTGAGTTGGACGCACATCAAGTTTATTTATAGTCCAATTATATGTGTTTGCCATTTTTATTTATATTAATTCTTTTAACAATATACCTACATTTACATATCGCCATAAACCGTTAGCTTGAAATCTAAATGCTAATCTATCACTAGCATTAAATGTAGCTGTTTGACCAAAATCAAATACAACAACTTCACCAGCATTATTGCTGTAAGAAGAAGTTACTGATTGAAGTAAACTTCCATTTTTGTAAACCTGTAGTGTAGCAGAATTTCCTGTAGGGCCAGAGGTGTAAGAACTATAGGGGTTATTTGATACGTTTACTTTACTTACGCAACCTTTGAATAAAGTTCCTACAACTCCATAAGCATATGGAAAGGCGCTTGTCATACCGGTGTTATAAAGTGTTCTAACAGAGGTAGTGCTATGATACCCTCTCCAATTTATAAACATTGATTGCCCGTAAAACTCACTAGCTTTAACAGCACCATTTACGTCTAGTTTAGTACCGCTAGTTGGTGAAGTTGTATTAATACCAACTTCAGTCTCTAAAAATAACATTTTCCCACTGGAGTTTAATTTTAAAAAACCCCCGCCATAGTACTGCTCCTCATCTCCAAGTACAAAAACAGTGCTACTGTTTGGTGTTATTTCAAACCAAGTAGCATCATCACCATCATCACCTTGAACTTTAAACGCGGTAGTAGAATTAGAGGTATGCCTAATGTGCACATTGCCACGAACGTCTAGCTTAGCGCTAGGGGAAGTTTTCCCAATACAAAGACTGCCTGAAAAATAATTGTTCATACCGGTCTGAAAATAAACTCCACCTGCCCCACTTTGTACTTGTATATTGGATCCATCACAGTGCATGCTTGTTCCAGAATTAATCCCTGCAGTATCGCCTATTGCAAAATCTCCGTCACTTTCGAATTGATGAAAAGTAGCAATTGTTGTTTTTGTTTTTTCTAATTTTAATGGCGTAACGGACGTTTCACCAGAATTGCCGCCTAGTATAAAATCGTAACTTCCAAAATTGCCTGTACCTTCGTTTGAAGTGTCTTCTATATAATTAAATGTTGCAACTCTATCATTTACACCTATTTTTAGAACTTCTCGAGTAGTATTGCCAGACCTAGTTATACATACAGGCTCAGTGTTCGTTGATGTATTAAAGATAGCAGTACCGTCAACAAGAACATTGCCATTTACATGAAGTTTTTGGCCAGGCGAAGTCGTGTTTATCCCGACGTTTCCGCTTGAATCAATGCGGATTCTTTCTGCACTTGCACTACCTGCGTAAAAAGACATATTATTACCTTCTGCGCCTAAAAATACAGTATCTGTGTTTGTTGTAGTATTATCTTTAAATGATATGAATGCTTTAGAGTCGGTTGATTCAAAGTTTGCAACAACGTTAGTTGTACCGCCGTTAACGTGAAGTTTCTCATTCGGGTTCGTCGTTCCTATACCCCACCTACCTGAACTATTTATTACATTATCATATCCACCAGTTGTAATTTCTATACCAGGATAGGAATCAAGCTTTAATACCGCACTACTGTTAGCTGTCCTGATTGTACTTAAAGTAGAAGAATTAGTAATCTGAAGGCTTGGTGATGATACAACACCGCCAAAAGTTATGGAATTAGTGTCGTTAGTAAATACCAAGTTGCCGTTAATTTCAAGCTTTGCGGTAGGGCCAGTCGTCCCGATCCCGACGTTGCCGCTAGCGCGAACTACAGCTTTTGTTGAACCACCGGCTTTAAGATGTATATCATTACTTGCAGATTGCAATTCTAGATTTCCAGATCCAGATTGTGTTATTTGAGAGCCTGATAAGCTATTTGAAAGAAGCAGTTGATTACTGCTATTAGATCCAAAGTATATATATCCGTACTGAGCTAGCTGTATATTTCCATTAACATCCAGCTTTTGGCCCGGGGAGGACGTTCCAATGCCAACTCTATTACTAGAAGTATCTACGTACAACACATTAGTATCTACCGCGACATTATTAAGAAATTTAATTGGCATATTATTTAATTATTTTATTATCCTACATATGTAAGTAATACTTCATAAGCTGAATCAGAAATGTTTCCTGTAAATGTTACAACTAAATTAGCGCTTGACCTTGTTACGCCCGCATATACTGTTTCACCTGCAGAACTTATGACTTCGCACTTAACATCTTTAGCGACAGTGCCTGAGCCAAAGGAATTAGTAACATCATAAGTAAATGTTGTTAAACCACCAGATTGATTACCATTTGTTAAAGCAACTCTATCACCTAAGGCACCTGTATCTACTGGAACCGCCCAAGTACCATCACCTCGAAGAAATGTAGTGTTGACGCCTCCTGCTGGTACAATACCTAGTGTAGAACCTCCTGCATATATATCAGAAGAAACAAAACCGTTTGCTGTAACATTAAAGTGCGCGGAGTTAAAACCAGCGACACCCTTTTGAGTTGCACCATCTGTAGCTCCTTCACCTGCTACGTTTTGATCTGCTATAACAACAGTGTAATCAGAGAGCGAAGGACTAGAATTAGCAGAAATATTAGAGTTGGCAAATATAAAATCACCGACCTCTACGTTTTCAGTAAAAAACGTACCTGCTGTAGTTACTACATAAAAATCACCTTGATTTAAAGCGACGTTGCTCGCTCCTGTTAAAGCTGGTGTGTTTGTAGTTGCGTTATATCCTCCTTGGAAACCACCAACTCCACCTACTTGAGATAATACATACTGTTTTGAAGCAGCGTCTGTATTAGCGCTTGGTGTAGCGGGTACTGTTACTTGACCTGCAAAACTTGATTGACCTGTACCGTTTACAGTTAATTCACCACCTACTGTCAAGTCGTTAGTTATTGTAACATCATCTGGTAAACCAATCGTTATAACTCCTGAGGCTTCACCAACTTCAACTTCACTTCCTGTACCTTGAAAAGTAGCTGTTGATGTTGATGTTATATTTGTTGATGTTGAACCGTCTGATAATATCCAATATTGGTAGTTATCAAGAGTTGGGAAGGTTTGTAATGAACCTGTACCATCAATATACTGAGCTGATGTACCAGCACCAGTAACTGTTAAAGTGCCAGAGCTTGTCACTGGAGAGTTTGATACACTAAAAGCTGATGGCATTGAAAGACCAACAGACGTTACTGTACCTGTGGTCGCCCAGGTATTATCGCCTCTTAAAAATGTAGTTGCGCTAGGTGAACCAGCAGCTGAAAGATCAAACGTACCTAAATCAACATCGCCAGTTGCTGAACTAGCCGCCGTAAAAGATATAAATGTACCTTCAGCAGCTGTTAAAGTTTCTACACCTCCACCGACTTCTTTCCAGCCGCCAGAGCCATCACTTACTTTTAATACTTTATTTTGGGTGTTGTAATACAACTGGCCATCTACCGATGTACCAGCGTTTGTATCGTTAGCTTGATTTTCTATACGAATATGTAGTGATTCGATTTGGTTAAAATCAACACTGTTTAAAAAATTAATTGCCATTGTTTATTAGTTTAAGTATGCTTTGCCAGAAAACCCAGCTGTAAAGTGTACGTTTAAATTGTTTTTATCTATATATTCAACTTCACCAAAAACCTGCACATCGTTTATATTAACTGCAGATACTGAAGGAAATTTATCTAAATTATGCTGTATTTGCCATGTTGTTGATGGAGCTCCTTGTATAAACTCAAAATGTTTATCACCATTTTCAACATCGTCTATTTGTATTGAATAATATTGAAGTGCTTGTATGTTGTTGTTGCCAGTTACAAACTCTAGCTCCATGTTATAAACATTACCTTGAACTTGAGTTAAAGCTGTTAACGTATAAACGCCAAATCTACCTAACGATCTAACGTCTTGTATAACTATATCGTAACCTATAAATCTTTGCAGATAAGGCAAAGCTATAGGTACTGTTACTGGCATTTGTACGTTTACATATAAACTAGTTATATCTTGCCAAGGCGTAGCTTGACCACCGTAGTTTTCAAATGATATAGTACCTTCTGGCCTAGGGTCTGGGTCAGGATCTTGTATGATAAACTTCCAAGATGAGTGTTTTAAAAAGTCGTTTATTACAACAACTGATGCTCCGCCTAGACTAAAGTTTTTTGTCTGCCCATTAGTTACATCTGTTCCTATAAGTATATCAGATGGATCTGGCGTATTGTTCTTTTTATACGATGATATTATGGGCATATATTATTTTTTTATTAAATGCTAACTCCAGTGTTAAATACAACTTTATAAGCAGGTCCAGGAGGATTAGGTTTTTCTCCAAAATAACCTAATCTTAAATAGTAAGTACCTTGTGGTAAACTTACAGTTGCTTCTTTTTGGTTAGCAGTACCATCTGGACTCCAAGTTCCTCCTTGATTTGTTTCAGTCCAATGCACCTCAGCAGCAACACCGCCAGTTCTAGAAGAGTTATAATAAACTCTAATACGACCTTCCTTAAAGTAACCGTCTGTTATACTCGGCATTGTTGAGTTATCTAAATACTGGAAAAAAGTAATATCACCTCCACCAGACGGAACAACTACAGATCCTATATCTACAGCGACATCAGAGTATTGACCTGATTGTCCCACAGGGCTTAAACGAGATTCTACTATAGAACTAACAGTCGGGCCTGTTTGAGTATCATTGTCGTAAAGTTCTATCACCGAAGCATCTTTAACGAACCTCATAAGAGCCCCACCATTTTTACCAGAAGTAAACCCATCACCAAAACCAGCATTATTATAACCAACAATCCAATTTTGATTTGCTCCTTGAGACCCTCTCCAAAACATAGTCACGGGGTAGTAACTAGCTGGTAAGCTTGACCATGGTTGTTGTTGATGGTATAAATCTCTTATACCCTGACTAAACCAACCTTGAGAAGCTGCTGGCGGTATAGTCGTGCTGCTTTGAGATGTATAACCAGCAGCTATAGAATTAAAATCTACTGTTCCAAATCTTGAATTAGAAGCTATATTAGAAGACCAAAAACCGTAATAATTATTACCTAAAGAAGTTACATCTTTAGGACTATCAGGAGAACCTGTTGCAGCACAGTCTATTAAATCTTGCCAATCTTGCGGGGTAGGAAGTCTAAACCCTGCTGGTGGTTGAATTACTTCTGTTGTAAAAACATTATAATAAAGACCTCTAAAAGCATTATTAGAATCAAATTGCCAATAACAAGCGGCTGGGTCGTTATTTTGACATTTAGTTATCCAATCATTTTCATTAGTAACTATAGGTATAGTACCACCAGTTGTTGTAGCTGTAATTGTTGAATTTGTTTTTGTCCATATTAAATCACATACAGTAACTTCACCAGGTTGTGGAGGCGTGCCTAACGGCCATAATTTAGTTGCGCCCTGATATATTTCAGAAACATTATTACTACCTAGCTTAATGTTACCTACAGCAGGTGTTACATTTCCGAATTTTAAATCAGCCATATTATACGATTATATATAGTACATCAGCTGCAGGGGTTATAGCCTGATATTCAGCGGATGTTAGTGTTCTTATTTGTGTAACAGCTGTTTGACTTTGTGTTGTACCAGAAACAAGGTCTGTTGGTTTATTTAATATTTCAGCGGCACCACTTGTAGCATTCCAGTTTGATTGCACGTTGGAAGTAGTAACATCTATTTCAATAACATCGCCGCCGGCGTTTACAGCTAGGCTTTTTGTAGCAGTGCCGGTAAACGAACCTCCACCGTAGCCTGGTAATTCTAATTGACCAGTGCTAATCATATTAGCAAAATTCACCGTGCCGTCTAATCCGCCGTAAAACTGCAAGTCAGCAGTAGTATCACCGCCGTTTCTTACAGCATATATTTTAGCAGCTGTATTTGTAGAACTACCTGCATTTGTTAAAGAAAATACTATACCACCACCAAAGCCATCTTGTATAGAACCAGAGTTTGTAAACGTTCTAAGATAAAAACCAGAGTGAGCGCCAGTTGTTGATGCAGCTTCTCTTTCTAGTTGAAAAACTGGAAAAGAGCTAGATTTAGCTTTAATATTACCATTAACATCTAAAGCAGCATTTATGCTCGTAGTGTTTATACCAATATTAGTTCCATCTTGAAATATAGTGCTGTTACCTATTGTGGATGTAGTTGACCATATAGGTATGTAGTTTTGTGTACCACTACCACCAACACCTGTACCTGTAGCAGCGTCGATAGTAACTTGGTTAGATCCATTATCGGTAAGTGTTACATTTGAACCAGCTACAAGTTTAACTGTGCTTGTTGAAGCGTCTGAGCCGGTAAGTGTAAGATCTACATCATTAGTACTTTGAGTCGATGTGTAGCTATAAGTAGTGTCGGTGTTACCTCCAACAGCGTTTATAGTTATAGTGTCACCGTTTCTGTTTGTTTCTATATTTGTACCACCAGCTATAACAATAGTATCATTATTAACATTAGCAGTTGCGGTGCCTCCTGTGTCTGCTCTAAAATTTTTATATATATTTTGTGCTGAACCCCTGTCAGTGTTAGTTACACTAAATACAGCTGCGTTACCAGATCCACTAAGTGAAACGTCAACTCCGCTACTACCAGATATTTGGAATGTGCCATTGTCAGACATAACACCTGACGTTGAGCCATTTGTAACATTAAAGCTAGACATTGTACCACTACCAGACCCGGTAGATCCAGTTGATATAGATACTATTCTGCCATAAGCATCAACCTCTATCTCGTTTATCTTAACACTACTAAACGTACTACCGTAAGTACCAGCTCCGATAGTACCAGTTGGATCTATTGATATATCACCTGTACTTGTTATTGGGCCACCGGTTAAACCGCCGCTTGTAGTAATCTCTGTCACACTACCGCTGCCACCACCAGACTGATTTACCCAACTATAGTCAACACCACTCCAAGATAAAACTTGATCTATATTTGCTGTTGAAACATTTAAATGAGCATCAACATCTGCATCTGTGTATGCAGGTGGTATCACTGTGTTACCTTCAAGCGCTGTACCTGCTGTAGTTCCAAAACCTGGGAAAGATACTTTAGCTGTGTTGGCTACAACTGATGGTGCTAATGCTACTCTAGCATCTGTATAATAAAGATTCGTACCTTCAGCAATATCTGAAGTAGTTAAAACAACTACACCTTGTTGACCATTTACAGACGTAACACTTTGCGAGTTATCAACTTTCTCCCATGCTGTGCCATTAGATATAACCCAATCGCCTATACCATACGTAATACCTAAGTAAGTGCCAGGATCGCTAACCACATAGTAGAAACCTTGATTAGCTGGAGCGGGCGAAGGTAAAGCAGGTGTGTTTGTCCCCGCGTTCCATGTGCCTTGATAAACAACAGCACCTACAAATGTAGATGGTAAGTACTGTGTGTCTATTTTAGTGAACGCATTTAGCGGCGCATAGCCATTTGCTTGGCCTTTTTCACTAATGTTTTGTTTAGCGTTAAATGCTGTCCAGTCAGTTGAAGATATATAGCCGTCAGTAGAACTATTAGCTTGTGGTAAGCTAACACTACCTGTATCTGTTATGGTTCCACCTGTTAAAGGTGCTACAAATGTAATACTTTCTACTGTACCTGAGGTAGAACCTGCTAATATATTGTCCCTTAACGTTTCATACGTAACATTGCGCGTTTCAAACGTGTCTTCACTGTCTGTAGGAGCTACGCTTATTATAAACTGGTCACTGTCTTTGACCGTATTTATCAATGGGTATGAATATATAATAGGCATATACTTTCTTTTAATTCGTTTATATCTTATATACTCACATATTTCACTAAGATTTTACCTCAGTGTGACATAAGCCCGTTACTATACTACTTATAAGGCTAGTGTCACAAAAAATTAAGTCAGATATATAGGGGTATAGTGTTACCCCCTATGTATTTGATTATCAGTCTGTTACAAAAACGATTTTTATTTTACCGGGTC